CTTGCCGGTGCCAGAACCACCCAGACTAGAGGCCGCCAATCAGCGTCGTCTCGTCCTAACAAGGACTCGACCGACGATGAGGCTCACTGGAATTGGGCGAGGAATCTGGAGGCCCGACAAGACCAGTAGTGCCGAGGGAGCGGCCTTGAGAACAAGGATACTTTCTCATGCCCATCACCCTCTCCACAAGCTCTGGCATCAGCCAGCGTACCAACGTCTACGCCGAACGCCAGATGCTCCGGCACGCTGGCCCGGTCACTGTCCTCGATAAGTTCGGGCTGTCCAAGCGACTGCCCAAGAACAAGTCGGAGACGATCAAGTTCCGGCGCCCGATCGTCTTCACCGAGGTGACTACGCCCCTCGTCGAGGGCGTCACCCCGAACACGACCGCGTTCTCCTACGAGGATGTGAGCGTGACGCTGAAGCAGTACGGGATGGTTGTCGGGATCACTGACGTGATCGAAGACACCCACGAAGATCCGGTGCTCAACGACGCAACGATCCAGGCCGGCGAGAATATCGGTCGGACGATCGAGGCGCTGTGCTACGGCGTGCTGAAGGCGGGAACCAACGTGTTCTATTCCAACGGCGCGGCGCGTGCATCGGTGAACACCGTCATCACCTTGAACAAGCAGCGGGCGATCACCCGTTCGCTCAAGGCGCAGAAGGCGTTCAAGATCACGCGCATTCTTTCGGGTTCGCCGGACTACAACACGACCCCGATCGAGGCCGCGTATATCGGTGTCGCTCATACCGATCTGGAGAGCGATGTTCGGGGCTTGGCCGGCTTTGTGCCATGCGCCGAGTACGGCTCTCGCAAGATGATCTGCGAGGAGGAGATCGGCTCCGTCGAGGACGTGCGCTACGTTCTCTCGCCGGATCTCGACGCCATCGCAGACGCTGGCGGCGCCAAGGGGTCGATGGTCTCCACCACCGGCACGAGCGCGGATGTGTACCCGGTGCTCTATTTCGGCAAGGAAGCCTATGGCTCGGTCGCGCTGCGCGGCCAGGGCTCGGTCAGCCCGACCATCATCCCGGTCGGGCAGAAGACCAAGGACGATCCGCTCGGCCAGCGAGGCTATGTCGGCTGGAAAACGTGGTTCGCCTGCGTCCGGCTGAACGAGTCTTGGATGGCTCGCCTGGAGTGCGCCGTCACCGCCCTGTAAGCCCCTGGTTTGTAGGCTGAAATAACGAGGGGCGGTCATTGTTGGCCGCCCTTTCACACATCCCCAAGTCAAGAAGGAGACCCCCAATGAAGGGTCATTTCGCGAGCGGCACGGTCGAAGGCACCGGCGCCTCCATCAACACTTCCATCGGGTTTGTCCCCGCCTATGTTCGGATCATCAACATTGATGGCGATGCCATCATGGAGTGGACCGAGGACATGGACGACGGCACGGCCTTCAAGCAGATCGCTGACGGCACCGGGGCTCTGGTCGCCACCCTCGGCGTCACGCCCTACGCGGGCGTTGCTGCCGGCGCTGGCAAGGGCTTCGTAATCGGCGCCGACACGGACGTGAACGTCTCCGCCGAGACGATCATGTGGATCGCCATGGGCGAGGTTGACGCCTGATAAACCGAGCGGGGCCAGCAGTGGCCCCGCTCTTAATTCGCGTCACGTCACACAGAGCTACCGGCTGACCAGGCTTTCGATCCACTTGGAAATGGAGGTCTCGGTCCAGCCTACGGCGCGCTTGCCCAGCTTCACCGGCCTGGGGAACTTGCCCTCCGCCATTTGTGCGTAAAGGGTCGAGCGGGAAAGCCCGGTGCGGGCCTCCACTTCGCGGAGTTTCAAGATGCATTCGGTCATTGTAGTACCTTTCAGGGCACCTGATGTGCCTGGAAAGGTTCAACCACAAATGTTTGTCGCTGGCAATGGCAAAAATGGGGCGAACAATGAACCGAGCCGAGCGACGACGGGCGGCGAAGGCCGCGAAGAAGCAGGCCAAGACCACCGGCGCGGAGCGCGAGCGCATTCTGGAAAAGCATTGGATGCGCAGGTGGCACTTCTCCGACACCGGTTTGAGCGTCCGAGACAAATTCACCGGGCGGGAGATCGCCCACTATCCTGGGGTCTGACCCCGCCAACCACACAAGGAGAACCACATGGACCGCATAGGTGCCATCCGCGAGGCCGTGCTGCGGCTTAATCCCGACGAGTTCACCACAAAGGGAAAGCCCCGGCTCGCCGCGATGAACGCGAAGATCAAGGAGATCGATGAAGCGCGCGCTGACGCTTCGGTCCCCTTCGAGCCGATGAAAACGCCGGAGCTTAACTCATTCTGGCGCGAGGTAGTGGCCGGTGCCGAGGGCGCGGGCGCCGCCACCGCTCAGTTTGAGGTCGAGCCCGGCGACGTGATCGTCGATTCCGACAGCCCGCCCGCGGGCTTCATGGTCAGCAGCGTGAAGCCGATGGGAACCACCATTGTGGACGACGCAGGCGAACCGGTTGTTCATGCCGGTGTCGCGGCGGTCGAGCCTGACCTTGACGACGAAATGGCGACGATCACCATCACCGAATCCATGTCCAACCCGCTCCAACTCTACATCCACGGTCGCGGCCTCAAGCCGATGTATGTTGGCGGCCTCTACAAGATCCCACGCGGCGCCCTCGATGCTCTGCGCGGCAGCGATGCAAAGTGGATCGAGCACGACTGATCGATCCACACCCGACCCCTCAACAATCAGGAGAAACGCCATGCAGCGCGTTGAAATAGCAGACGCCACCGCCGACCAGCTCCGCCAGTTCGGCGTGGTCCAGCTCGGGCTCGACCTCGGAGGCACCGAGAACAGGCGCACCATGATCGGCAAGCTTGCCGAGATCGGCTACAATCTCGATTTCATCAACCTCGTCGAGGTCTCGGCCACGCCCGTCGTCAACGACGCCCCGTCTGGCGCTTTCAACACGCGCGAGAACGAGCGCGGCGAGAGAGAGGTCCGCATCACGATCCACAAACAGGACAAACCCGGCGGCGAGGATCATGTCCAGGTCGGCGTCAATGGCCGACTGATGCTGATCCCGCGCGGAGATCCCTTCTTTGTGCCGGAGTCTTATGTCGAGGTGCTGAAGCACGCCGTCGAGTTGGTCTATCCCGAGTACGACCCATCGAAAAACGATGGCCGCGGTGGTTTGGATGAGCCACGGAAGGTTCACGCCTATCCGTTCTCCTACTCCTGATCGGAGCCGGACGTGACGTTCCTTCAGCTCTGCCAGGCGATAGCGCGGGACTCGGGCACAATCCCGAACCTTCCCGCGCCATCGACCACGGCCAGCCAGACCGGGCGGCTCCTTCGCGTCGTCAACTGGACCTCGGAAGCCTATGGCGACATCCAGCGCAAGCGGAAGGACTGGCTGTGGCTTCGCAACGAGTTCAGTGGCAACACTATTGCGGCCACTCAGCGATATGCCGCCGCCGCCATGGGGATCACCGATCGGTTTGGGCATTGGGTGTTCGAGAGCGATACTGGCGAGTGGGGCAAGGAGTCCATGTCCTGCTACCTGACAGCGACCGGACGCTCAGACGAGACGAGGCTGCACTTCAAACCATGGCGCGAGTTCAGGGACATTTACCTGTTCGGCAACAACGCCGACGACACCGGCAAGCCGACCTACTTCACTGTGGACCCGCAGCAGAAGATAGTTCTCTGGCCAATCCCTGATGCTGACTACACGGTGCGGGGGGAATACTTCAAATCTCCGCAGATTCTCGCCGTTGACGGCGATATCCCGGAGATGCCGGTGGCGTACCACGAGGCGATCAAGTGGCAGGGGCTGCTCCTGTTGGGCACCTTCGACGAGGCCGCCGAGCAAATGCAGGTCTGGCAAGCCTTCCTCGCCGCCCACTACAAGGGGCTCATCCGCGACCACACTCCCCGTCTCGAATTTTCCGGGCCGCTCGCGTAATGGCGAAGGGAGGACAGAAACCACAGTTTCTCCAGTTGCAGGGCGGGCTGGATCTGGTAACGCCAGCGGCGCTCATCAGGCCGGGGCGCTGCATTGCCAGTCTGAACTACGAGGTTGAGGCGCGCGGCTACACCCGCATCACCGGCCACGAGCGCACGGACGGGCAGAATCGGCCATCGGATGCTGAATACTACCTTCTCGACTTCGACGCAGGGCTCACCGCCATCCTGGAGGATGATCAGATCATCGGGGTCACGAGCGGGGCGACGGGCTACGCCCTCGTTGACGCGGTTCTCGATAGCGGAGCCTGGGACGGCACCGGCGCGGGAACGCTGGTTCTCTACAACGTGGTCGGCACCTTCCAGGACAACGAGCCGATAGCCTACAAGGCCGCGATTCTGGCCGACGATGACGGCGACGAGGTCCTGGACGAAGACGGCGCATTCATCTTGGAGGACGCTTAATGGCGAAGCGCAGCACCTACGCGACAATAACCCCACTGCTCACGGACTACCTGTCCGCGACCGACGACCCGGCGGGGACTCCGCTAACCCGAAACATCCTGATCTCGGCCCTCCAGACCCTGCTCGAAGCCAACCTTGTTGGCGCCTATGGCTGTCTCGGTGTTGAGGCTGGCGCCACCGGCGAGGCTACGGTGGACGCCACCCCCCGCAAGATCGCGGCGTGGAACGTGGATGGCCTATCCTCCGGGACCACGCCCGACGAAGCCACCGGCAACGACATCACGATCAACGTGGCGGGCACCTACTTTATCCAAGCCAATATCAGTTTCTCCGGCGATGCCTCCGACACCTACCAGGTTGAAATCTACAAGAACGGCGTAGCGACCGGTTTTGCCCTGGACAGGAAGCTCGGCACCGGCGGCGATGTTGGCAACGCGGCGTGTGGTGGCATTGTCGCCTGCGTAGCGACCGACACCATCGAACTGTATCAAAGCAGCTCGACCGGCGGGGTCACGCTGACAGTCACCGAAGCGACCCTCGCCGTAACCCGCATCGCCGCGTAGGGGGCGGACAATGCCACTCGCAACCTCCGCTGGCACGCTGGTCCTGAACGGGGCCGCGACTGACGCGCTGAACAGCACGTACATTGCCAGCGTGACGGCAAAGCGGCGAGCCCTCATCGCCGTGCCAGCGGGCTCCGGTGCTATCCGCGGTGTCGCCACCTACGGAGGCTCGAAATACTGCTGGCGCGACAACGCTGGCGCGACCGCCGGTGTCATGTTCAAGGCCACAACCGCTGGATGGGTGGCGCAGACCTTCGGGAACTATATCCTGTTCACGGCAGGGACGACCGAGTTCCTTGAGGCCGAGACCCTGACCGGGGGAACATCGGGCGCAACAGGCACCATCGAGCGCGTGATACTCCAGAGCGGAGCCTGGGACGGCTCCGGTGTCGGCTACATCGTCCTGTCCGGCGTTGTTGGCGCCTACGGGGCGGCAGAGACCATCACCTCCGCGTCCGGCTCCGCCACCAGCAACGGGGTGGACGTGGCCATTACACTGCCCGCAGCGGGCAAG